TCTTTGCATTAAAAGAAGATTTCATTCCTGACCAATACCGTGACGACACAAAACTTGTGGCGATTATGGGTAGCGACTTGTTAGCAGACAAATACTTCCCGCTAATCAATCAAGATAAACCAACCGAACAAGCGGCAGGCGATACCATTATCAGCCAAAAACGTGTGGGCGGTTTACAAGCCGTAACCGTGCCATACTTCCCTAAAGGCACTGTATTGGTGACATCACTCGACAACTTGTCAATCTATGTGCAAGAAGGTCGTGTTCGCCGTCACTTAAAAGACGTGCCGGAACGCAACCGTGTGGAAGATTACTTGTCATCCAATGAAGCTTATGTAGTTGAAAACTACGAAGCCGTGGCGATGGCGAAAAATATCACCGTTCTTGATGCACCAACTCACGCGTAATCACAATGCGACCAACTAAACGTCACTTTCTTGAAGTTTCTGCCGCTATCGCTAATGCGGCAGAAACCGAAGATCTAAGCGACTTCACGGAATACGAAAAAATGTGCCGTATTCTTGCGCGACATCGAAAGGATTTGAAAAACATCCAATCGACAGAACGCAAAGCCGCATTTAAAAAGCAAATTTTGCCTGACTATCTACCATGGATTACAGGGGCGTTATCTGCCGGAACAGGTAAACAAGATAACGTCTTGATGACATGGTGCGTGTGGACAATCGACTGCGGGGAATATCACCTTGCCTTGCAGATTGCTGATTATGCCGTATTCCATGATTTGCGTTTGCCTGAACCGTTCACCAGAACACTTGGCACATTATTGGCGGAAGAATTTGCCGACCAAGCAAAAACCGCACAAGCCGCCAATCAGCCATTTGAAGTGGATTACTTAGAGCAAGTACAACGCATCACGGCTGAATGTGATATGCCAGATGAAAGCCGTGCGCGATTATTGCGTGAATTAGGCTTGTTATTGGTTGAAAAGAACCCTGAGCAAGCCTTGCAATACCTTGAACGTGCTTTAGGTTTAGATCAGAAAGTGGGCGTGAAAGGCGACATTAAAAAATTACGTAAAAAATTAAGCAAAGCCGATGAATAATCGGATTTGATAACGAGCAAACCACGCACCCGTCGGGCGGATTAAAAGTGCGGTCAAATTCAGACGGATTTTTGGCCGTGCTTAATTTAATCCTCACCCGACTTTTTTTATAAGGGAAAACATGAGCGACGGATCTATATCAGTAAAACTTGCCCCTGACTATGAGATGGGCGCAGTGCAAAAACAACTGGAAGATTACGGAACAGGTGAAGATATTATTCGAAACGATGATTTTTTCCCTGATATTTCTCTTTCTGCTTTTCGCAATCAATATCGTGCAGACGGCACAGTCACCGAACAACGCTTGCAAGATGCATTGATTGAAGCCATCGCCAGTGTGAATGATGAATTGTCCATATTCAAAGCACAAAGCGAACATCACTTCCTTGAACAAATCCCCGCACCATCAATCAACGGTGAAAGCGTGTTGATTTATCGCTATAAACGTGCAGTGAACTGTTTGGCATTGGCTAACCTTTACGAGCGTTACGCAAGCTATGACAGCACCAATGATGGCGAAAAGAAAATGGATTTACTCAAAGACAGCATCAACGAATTAAGACGAGATGCACGCTTTGCCATTAGCGACATCATCGGCAAAAAACGGGTCGATGCGGAGTTAATTTAATGGAAGTTTACGCACAACAAAATGACAACTTGGACGCCATTCTTTATCGCTATTTTGGCCGCAGTGAAGGGCTTTTAGAAATTGCGTGCGAATTAAATCCGCACTTAATGGATAAACCAGTCATTCCCATCGGAACACCAGTAATATTGCCAGAAACTGACACGGAAAAGATCAGCGTGGCAAGTGACACTATACAACTTTGGAGCTGATATGCACGACACACCATCAAAAGCGTCTTACACATCAGGATTATTTGCCTTCTTCATCGGACGCATTGCGGATATGTTTTCAAATGTAAATTGGGCCGACGTCGCATCAGCAACAGGTATTGTGATCGGCGTCGCAACATTCCTTGTAAATTGGTATTACAAGAAAAAAGATTTTGAATTAAAAGAAAAAGAATTAAACCAACGGAGCCATCACCATGATTAAACGATCAGCAAAATATGCATGCAGTGTAGTGGCGATTGTAGGGTTAGCACTATCTTTACACGGGCATGAAATTAGAACATCAGAAAAAGGCTTGCTATTGACTGGCAATGCAGAAGGCTGTCAAAGAGTGCCATATAACTGCCCTGCCGATGTATTAACATTCGGGTTAGGAACCACTGATGCAGTCGAAAAAGTCATTCCACATAAAGTCTATACAGATGAAGAAATTGCAAATGCCTTTACAAAGGGAATTAAACAAGCTGAAAAATGTGTGAATACGTATGCAAACGGTCAAGCCATGCCGCAAGGTGCATTTGATGCCTTAGTGTCAATTACCTTTAATGCAGGGTGCGGGAACTTAAAAAACAGCACGCTTTTTAAAATGGCACGGAAAGGATATAGCAAAGCCATGTGCGGTCAATTTGAGCGATGGATTTATGCAAACGGCATTCCACTGAAAGGCTTAATTGAAAGACGACAAAAGGAGAAAGCATTATGTTTGGGTTCTTAACGAAAAAAGAAAAATACATTTTATTGGTTGGCCCGCTCATGCTTGTGGCCATTATCCTGTTTCAAGGGTGGCAAGCCAACCACTGGCGAGCCGAAGCGGCAAAAGAAGAACAATTAAAACAACAATGGGAAGCGTCTTACGTTGCCTTAAATGAAAGCGTGGATAAATTCAACGAGCAACAAAAAGCACTCACAGAAGCCGTAAATCAGTTAAAAATCTCTCAAACCAAGCAAACACAGGATTTAAAAAATGCACTTAAAAAACACCAAGATTGGGCTGACACTTTTATCCCTGATGATGTTAGCGGCGTGTTCAACAACTCCGAAAATCATTAAACAGCCAATTCTATGCCCACAAGTTGCTGAATGTACGCCATTTGCCGCCACAATTAAAACAAACGGGGATTTGGCTAACGCTTATCTACAAAGCCAACAAAAGCTAAGTGTATGCATTGTTGAGAATCAAGCATTAAAGAAATGCATTGATGAATTTAATAAACAGGAAAAACAATGACCGGTCAATTTGACCGTGCGCAAGAACTCGAACAAATGACACGTGATATTGCGTTACAAAAACACCGCACTTTTAAAGCAATCAGTGCGTTTTATTGCGAAGATTGCGACATCCCCATTCCTGAAAAACGCCGCCAATTAATTCAAGGCGTAACCCGTTGCGTGGATTGTCAGCAAAAATACGAAATGCAACAGCGGAATTTCAGAAAATGAAAAAGCCAAACCAACTGCGCAAAATCCTTGAGCAAAGTCACCAAGACTTTGTGAAAAATCCTGACCGCTTACAGCTTTATGTTGACGGCGGTCAAGTTGTTGCAACAGGCAGCACATCCCTTAGTTTTGAGTATCGTTACACGCTCAACATCATCATCACAGATTTCGCCTTTGATCTTGCAAGCCTCATCGTGCCGATTAATGCGTATTTAAGAAAAAACCAACCCGAACTATTCGAAAATCCGCAACGCCGTGAAAACGCCTTTAAATTCCAAATGGATTACAACAATAACAACACGGCGGACGTGTCGTTTGAAATTCAACTTACCGAACGCGTTGTGGCAAAACAGGTGGGCGAAAACGTGCAGATGACTTACGCCACCGAACCAACCTCACCGGAATGGGAACAGTTAGGAAAAGTGAAAGTGTATTTAGGCGAAATTGAAGAAAATAATCTGATTTTTAAAAATGAAAAATAAAAATGAGCGATGGAATTGAGCAAGTAAAACTCGCATTTACAGATTTATTAAAAAATATCAGTAAACCACGGAGACGGTTACTCTATCAACAAATCGGGCGGGAATTAGCAAAAAATCAGCGTAGAAGAATTAAAGCACAACAAAACCCAGATGGATCACCATTTGAACTACGCAAAAAAAGAAAACAATTCAGCAAAAAGAAAGGCAGAATAAAAAATCAGCTGATGTTCAAAAAAATAGTCTCACCATCCCATTTAAAACTTAGATATGAACAAGAAGGCATTTCACTTGGTTTTTATGGCGGGGATGCAGCAATTG